CCAACCCCTTTAAAAATATCAGACATATCATTTCCTCAATCCACCGCTTTCGGTTTTTTCTTTTAGTTCTTGGATTTGATTTTCACTAAGAAGGGGCAGAACTTCAAGAGCCCTCATGTCCGAATAGTTGAAGTATTTCTTTATACATTGCAAATCTTCACTTTTTTCAGACTTTACCCACTTAGCGAAAGGCCTTTTTCGAGACCTTACGGTATTTATAAGAAACGAGTTCTGTAGTTTCTTATCAAGGAAATGCCGTCTGTTCATCTCATTGGCATACAAAACACAGTCATAATGATACGAAAGTGAACGATTTACAATGAAAGGATTGTAGTTTTTTTCAGTTTGTTCATCAACAATCAGGTTCTTCTTACCATAAAGAATCTGATTCACATAATCAAAGGGATTACTCATACAAAACCCATTTTTCTGGTTACATTAGGCTTGATATTGTTTTGTGTGTGAAAGATTTCAGCCAAAGAGTATGTATCTGAGTTATTGTCTTTTTCAGTAAGTTTCAGATCAAACTTCTTAGCAATCTTTTGCGCTTGTTCTTTCGTATATTGTTGGAAAGAAATGATATCAAAACAACGACCAGGTCGGATGAGAGCGCTATCGATATCGTTGATAGATGGCAGGTTAGTAGAGAAGATAAGCTTCTTACCCTTCATAGAGATGAGGCCATCACCAACATTCAGAAAGCGATGCATCATTGTATTACCATCTGCTCTCGGCTTGAGGAAGTTATCAGCATCTTCGATGACCATAACACCAGTTTCGTCTTCAATGAAATGTGCAAAAATGTAATCACGCTCAAGAATCTTATCATCATAAGTGACAATAGCATTACGAGAAGCGTGGTGAAGAAGACCACGAATGAATGTGGTTTTGCCAGTACCTGGCGGTCCAATCAAAAGAAGAATCGAAGCTGAAGAATTCAGAAAACGATCATAGTATTCTTCAACAGTTTCGTCACCAAGAAACGGATACATTTCGGAAACAGGGAGTTTTTCTGGCAGAAGAGGAATGTTTACTGAGTCGCCATTTCCACCATAAACCCATTCGATATAACAAGATGCAACCGAAAAAGTTTTCACCAGTTTCTGGTGCATGCTGTCAACATACTCGTGAGAGCCAAACAACTTCACTTCGATAAGATTTGAACTGACGCTATAGTCCAAAAAGTCCATAGTGAGATGATCAACAATCATACCCATCTTATCGGTGAATTCGATAACTTGAATATTTTCTTCAGTTGCAGTTGAACGAACAAAATCGACCCACTTGTCCACATCACAAATGAGATTTTCTTTATGGGTTATAGTATTCAATCCAAAATCAATGCGCTTCGACATGAGCTTTGAAATGTAATGATCATTCAAAGATGAAGCGCTCAGAAAATATTCGGTCTGTGTTTGTGTTACTTCTTCCAACATGGTAGAAGGATCCTCTTTTCTATCAAAATCAGTTTTAAAAGAATTATACTTTCTATCGAAATCTCTTTTTCTTTTTCGTCCGGTAGTTCTTGTAGCAGATGCACGAACTCTACGCATCAAATTATCTATTTCTTCGCTCATGCAAACTCACAATTCACCATCAATTCAACAAGACAAGCAACAAGATTAATTTCACCATCAGCAACAAATGCTTGTTTGTACTGATAGTCAGCTAGAATCAAAACTGCCTGTGGAATAGACTGAGGCTTTAGAATATCATAAAGTGCATCATAGACTTGGCGAAACACGGTGTTTGCATCATATTCGCCAGAGGCAACCCATTTGCGAATCGAACCAAAGTCCTTCTCTTTCATATGTTTCACAATTTCGGAGATTGAAACATTAGCAATCTGTGCGAGAATGCCAGAATCAATTTTTCCAAATTGCGAATAGCGTTGCAGTTCATTAATGACACGCCGAAAATCCGGAAAATGTTTCTTAACTAGTTCTGCAATAACCTTGTCATCATAGTCAACCGATTCACTTTGCAAAATAGACTTGATACGACCAAAGAAGTCTTTGGCCATCTGAGCCTTTTCATTGTTCTTCAGTCCGAAATCAATAACTGCACAACGAGAATGAAGAGGCTCAATAATGCGATTCTTATAATTGCATGTAAAAATGAACGAGCAATTAGATGCAAATTCTTCGATTGCATTTCGTAGAGCAGGTTGTGTGGAATTAGGATTTAGATAATCAGCTTCATCAATGATGATGACCTTACGGCCGCCACTCAGCGAAACAGATGAAGCATAGTTTTTGATTTTGACACGAAATGTGTCGATACCAGACTCATCAGAGCCATTGATTACGAGATAGTCGCAACCGATTTCGTTGCACATGGCTTTCGCCACTGTGGTCTTGCCTACGCCTGGGCCACCAGCTAGAAGCAGATTCGGAATATTTTTTTGGTTGACATACTCCTGAAACGGCTTCTTTAGACGGTCCGGTAGAATACAGTCCTGAATTGTTTTCGGCCTGTGAGACTCCACCCAAAGAAGATGATCCATAATAAAAATTCCTCACTTTAAACATAATATTATTTGGCAGTTTTCTTAGTCAACTTACCAACACAAGTCTTCAAATCATCAACAACAATTACATATGTGTCATCAACAAACTGGACTCTAGTACCAAGTCTACTTTCTCTAACACATTTTACAGTATCCGGATTTACATAGACTTCAGTTTTTGTTTCTGCATCAACAAAAGAAATCATAATTAGGCCTTTTGAAATGTAGAACCAACTTCATTGGTAATCCAATATTCAACAACACCCTTCTTGTTCTTAAAGTGTGAGATTCCCTTAGAAGAGATTTGAACATCATAAGAACCAGGAAGAATCTTAGAAATGTTTTCAGTCTTGAATACCATCTTGTACTTATTACCAGCAGCATTAACAGCCAATTCCAAAGACTCTGTGTGTGCAGCATCATTTGCAACATCAAGAGTATTCAATGTTACTTTGGTGCCATCAGATTCAACAGAGATTTGTGGACTGCCAAGTACATTAGCCGCATCAAGAATCCATCGAAAATCTTCAGCAGACAACTCGAAAGAAATCTCAGGACTCGGAACTTGCAAACTCTTATCGGGAGGAATAACGATCATTGTAGAATCGCAAGAACGATACTTGATTTTGCTTCGACCTTTGAGACCAGAAATAACCACATTTTTCGAATCAAATTCAAGATTCAAATCATCTTTGTGTAGTGAAACCACAGAAAGAAATTCATTGAGGTCATAAATCCCAAAGTCAGCAGGAATTTCATCGGGAATGGTGGCCTGTGCCAGAATATTCTTATGAGCAGATACAGTCTTGACCGTCTTACCCTTCTTCAGAAAGATTCCAGGGTTGATGCTGCCAAAATTTTTCAATACACTAATTGTTTCACTTGAGAGTTTCATTATCTAATCCTTTAGTCATGTCGTGATTATGTAGAGCCATAATTCCATAGTGTAACACTTTCAGCAGGTCTTTGCGGTTATAACCGTCTTTTTTGCCATACCTTTGTGCATACTTTAGAATATTGCCAATACAAAATCCCTCTCCGTGGCCGGAGTCCATAATAAATTCAGTTGCCTGAAATTTGTTTTGCGAGTAATGCTCACTATAAGTGTCATTGATATAATGACGGAGTTCTTCTAGCAAACGGTCTTCGCTATATTTGTAATCAATAAGTCTCATAGTTTACCCGCAAAGTTTGCAACAGCTGGCATATCACCAGTGAATGCATAACTACCAACGTGTTGCGTTTTCATCCAAGGACACAAGAAGATTTCACCGCCAATTTTACGCCACATTTGGCAGAACATATAATCTTCACTTAGATAACGGTCTGTTCCACCATCTGTGATACTACCTTTGGCATCAATCACAGTATCAAAGTATGCGTGAATGTACCTGGTGCCGTCAAAGTTAGCTTGACCAACATGATCTGGCTTATAATGAATCATAGGATAAGCATCTTTCATTTTATCGAAAACATGCCGTTTAATCATCATATAACCAGTTCCAATTTCCATAACTTCAAGAGGTTCAGTCACAGAGAATTGTTTAGTTCCCTTAACAACATTGAAAACATACTCACCAACCAACTTTTCAAGTTCTTTTGGTTCTAGGTCAGGATGCTTTCGTGCAGCTTCAACAACATTTCGCCAATTAATGGCTTTCTTGGGATATGGTCCACCGATAACATCTTTATCTAGTGCCATCAGAGCAACCACATCTTGTGCGTTGAAGTGGATATCAGAATCGATAAACAACATGTGTGTATAATCGGTCCTCAAAAATTCATCAACAAGATAGTTTCGTGCTCGAGTGATAAGCGATTCATTGAAAAGAAACGAGAATTTCGTTTCAATACCGTACTTACTCATCATTGCTTGTAGGTCAAGGCATGATTTAACATACAAGCCGTGAGCCATACCGCCATACATTGGCGTAGCAATAAACAGTTTATTTTTTCTCAATTCATCAAGTTTGACTTGTATTTCCATAATGCACCCATAAGATAAAAAAAAGGAGAGACATAATTATATATCTCTCCTTAGCCTAAAACTCTTTTAAAGTTTAGGCAAAAGCACGCTGCCCTTGTGAGCGAAGAGCTTGAATGCCAGCAGCAACCATGCGCTTGGTAGGAGTGCCAAGCCGATAGAAAGCAACCTTTTCACCGCTAGAAGTTACACGGGTGTTCAAGTAGATTGCGTGACCTTCATTGCGAAGCTCATTGATGGTTGCGGAAGGATTGCGAACACCGAAGAGGCTCTGCATACGAGCAGAGGTGAGGGTGTTGCGGGTGCTGTCCTTAGACAGGTAGTTAAAGACTTTCTCTTTAGTTGTCATTACAAAGTTCTCCAAATTGATCGCACTTGTTACAAAAATTTGAGAGGCGATCTTTCTCTCAAATCAGAATAGAATTATGACACAGATTTTACTCTGTGTCAAGCGTTATACAGGCAAATGTTTAGAACGGAATTTCTTCGTCAGGTGTATTTGCCGTTACAGCAGGTGCAGGAGCAAGAATCTGCTCTGCCGAAGCACCAGAATCAACCTTAGTGTACAGGTCAAGGAAAGATGCCTTAGTGTCATCATCAAAGCGATTCAAGCACATACGAATCGCCTTCATCTTATCACCGAAGATACCGAAGGTTTCAACGATATGAACCAAACGGCGTGTGGAAATCACTTCATCACAACCGCCATCAGCGAAAGTCTTACGAATAACATCAGCCCAAGTTACAAGCTTGTCAGCGAAGTCTTCATCTTCACGGCCAACTGAAACAAGTTCCTTACGGATGATTTTGCGTTCAGTAGCAACCGGAGGCCATTCTTGTTCCATCGTATTGCGAAAACGCTCAAGGAACGCTTCATTCAATACATTGGTAAACATATAACGACCGTCATCAGAACCCTTACCCTTAGTGTTAGCAGTAGCAAACACCGTGAAACCGGGAGCAGGCGTAATCAGTTCGCCTTTTTTCTTCAACATAAACGGCTTACCTTCAAGTACACGCTGAAGACTGGAAAGATTCTGAGCACCATAATCGATTTCATCAATACAGAGCACAGCACCTTGGCGAGCGGCAGTGGTCACGGGACCATCACGCCATTCCATATTGCCGTTAATCAGAACATAGTTGCCAAGCAAATCACTTTCATCGGTTTCAGGTGTCATTGAAACGCAAATGAACTTACGCTTGGCTTTGGCACAGGCTTGTTCGACCGACATGGTCTTGCCGTTGCCAGAGTGACCTGAAATAAACACAGGAAAGAATCGATTGCTTTGCACAATCGAAAGTACATCATCAAAGTTACCAAACGCTACATAGTTTTTGTAAACTTTGGGAATCAAATCAGTTTCTTCAAGGTCTGTAGAAACATTTTGAATTCGATTCTCGGACTTATCTACAGGCTTTGTCATAGGCAATACTTGAGCAGCCATTTGAATTGCAGGAACTTGGCCAGTAGGAACACGATATTGTCCACGGCCAACACGATTTGATTCTTCTTTAGTAAACCACGGAGCACCGGAAATTCCAATCTCCGAACAAATTTTCTTTACTTCAGCTCGGGTTACGATAGGCTTCTGAAGCGAAACCAGAGCATCCATGAACTTTTGACGATTTTCAGCACGGGTAGTCATAATGTATCCTTATCAAACAATACACATATTATAGAACACAACAGGAGCATTGTCAAGCCCTTGTTGCATAAAAACAACATCAGGCGGCAATGCCCTGGATGAATCTGGAGACCAGAACACGATTTACAAGCCGCTTTTTATTGTATTTCATAAAAGCATTCTTAAGCTTCGAAGCCGTCACTTTGCCTTCAACTTCGATTTCTTCATTATCAATGTTCAAATCGGAACCACCAGCCACAATGAAAAAGTCATTGTAACCGAGGGTCTTGCAAGCCAAGAACTTTTCAGTCTTCAACTTTTTAGCAAGAGTGTTCACTTCTTCATCAATGCGACTCACTTCAGTGTAGTTCCGCTTCTGATTCGCTTGATAACGCTTTACATCAAAATGCAAGCCGTCATCAGAAACATACCGATGGTGAATTGACATTTTTGCAGAACGACCAGAACCAGTCAAAAAGAAACCAAACACTTTAGAACCAGTGATCTTTTTGAACCATTCAAGAGCACAAAGCAACATTGGATCATACCGAGAAATTGCTTGAAGTTTGTAATTGAACTTATTGCTCACATCTTGCACAATCACATTTTCATATGTGATATTGAAACCCAATTGGATAATTCTGTTTGTTGGTGTACGATATGAATAACTTGAAGCAAGTTTCTCATCATGGCCATCGTCCATAACATTGTAACGATTGGTATCATCAGAATCGCCATCGTGGACAATTACCAAACTTGCTAAATCAAGATTGTGCTTCTGACGGAACCGCTTCATAATTTCACCAGAAGCAAAAATTGCTTGAGTCAATGGCGTATTTGAAAGTTCTTCAGAAATTGGCTTTCCGATCCAACGGGTTTCAAACGCTGCCTTCAGAACCAACATGGATCGAATTGCACGATTGAAATCAAAATTGCTCATTGATGAATTCAAATATTCACGCAAGTACACATCAGCCAAGGACAATTCATTACTGTTTTGGCTAAACGACCTGTGCTCACTATAATGCTTTTTGTGATCAGCATTAAAAGCGGACTCTGAGCAACCGAAACCATAAACAATGAACGGAATATTCACTTTGCGGCAGAACATTGCCAAGACCAAAATTTGTTCAATAGAACCAGGCATGTTGTCAGACATAGACCCGGACTTATCAAGCAACAGAACCAGACCATGGCTCTTGCCCTTGGGTGTAAGCATCACTTTGCGGAAAATGTTATCATCAAACTTATATGAAGAAAGCTTGTTGATATCAATGTCACCAGTATCACAAATGCGAGACTTGCTAAACGCCTTAGCAGCCTTACGCATTTCAAATTCTTTCACCAGAAGTCCGATGAACCTTTCGTTACGATTCTTAAAGTCGGCGACCAGTTGCTTAGCCTTTTCCTTTTCGAATCGAATATAATTATTGTTGTTTGCAAAGTAATAATCTTCCATCTGCTCGATAACACGAGCATAAGGCGTAATCACGGTTTCGAGATTAACCTTAGGGACATTCAAATACAAATAACGCTTACTCTTTTCATCAAGCAGGAGATTTTCACGCTTGCGAAACTCTTCATCGGTCACGCATTCGGGAACAAACTGGTCTTCCGAAGAAGTGCGAGACTCTTTTTCCCGATTGGTGGAAGAACCATTGTCATCATCATCAAATTCTTCACTTTGACCAGAATCCGATTCTTCACCATCAGCCGAAGCATTAAGGTCTTCGGTTGATTCGCCTTCATCACCATCATCAGATTCTACAGAAGTTTTGGCATTCTTTTGCTTTTGGCCATTTTCTTCTTCACCATCATCGTCAGAGTTGGAATCTGAGCATTCACATTCTTCTGATTCATAACCGTCTTGGTCAAATTCAGATTGGTCATAATCGAAATCATAATTCTGCATTTCGAATTGCTCATCCTTGGAATACTCAAAGATTTCTTCCGTGAGTTTTGTAACATCATCCCAAGTTTCAAGATTTGAAATCTTTTCGATAAAGACCTTTTCTTCAGGCTTGAATTCGATCCAGTTTGCTGTGTATTGTGACTTGGTGAAAATATTCAGGCGATCAATAAACGCCATGTTATTCACGCTTCGGTTTTTAATACCGAAGAAATCACGGTCAAACAGTTCATTGTATGCCTTCAGAAAACCATTCTTCAGGCCAGGATAACGCCGCTTGATTTTCTTTTCAATGCGAGCATCTTCAACAACATTCAAAAAATTCTTGTAAGACTTCGGCTTGGTTTTGTCAGTAGCCGCAGTATGCCAACCTTGAGCAGGAGTATACAATGCGTGACCAACTTCATGGCCTGTCAGAAGGTCGTAAAGGTCTCCTGACATATTCTGCCAGATTGGCAGATACAAAACACGATTGATGGGATCAAACTTGGCAGTATGAATCTTTTGGTGTTGAACCGTCAGATTCTCTGTAGCCATCAGTTTGGCCAGTTGGGATTTTTGTTCAGCAGTAAAGGACATAGAAGTTCCGTATCGACTTATGTACCAATTATACAACAATCCAGTGTATTGTCAAGGCCTTCGTAAGCTATTGATTTTACTCAGGTTTTTTGTTGCAAAAAAACAACATTAGTGGAGCGGTTCAGAGGAGTTAAACCTCTCTACCTACGGGGGTAGGCTGTCTCGGACTCACCGCATATGATGGAACTATACTCTATTTATCGACCTACTTGCGGCAAATAAAGCGACTTTGCTTCTTGCCATGATAGGATTGCCAAATTGTCATAGAAAAGAGTTTCGCCTGAAACACGATTCTTCTTTACCAGTTGTTTGATTCGTGGTTTGGCGTGCTTCTCTTTCCATAAATTACTTAGGTCTTCTACAGACGATTCGAAGCACTTTTTCATATTTTTGCCGTCATGTTCGCCTCGGAGAAACTCTACGGATTCGGCATACAAAGGGCACCAATAAATGCCTCGAGCATGTTCCGATTTGATGAGTTCTTTCGGCACATTCAACTTAGAATAGGTGAAGGTCAATGAACGATTCTTATGGTCACGCTTATGTGGTTGACCTGATGGTTTCTTTGCAATATACCACTCAAAATAACGGCGAGTGTGGTTTGTTTTCAACCATTCACGAATCATGTAACGAGTTTCATTTGTTGGTTCATACGACACAGAACCTGAAGTGAATCCCATTTTCTGCCAGTAGTCTAGATTGTCATACTGGGATAGACCATCCGCCTTTGTTTTGCCATAGAGTGATGTGGTACTGACAGAAACAAGTTTATCACCATAAAGTTTTTCCCACATTTCTTGAACTGGATCAGAAAGACAGAGCAATGCAAGTAGTTTACCGCCGACATAGTTGAAACCAAGCGGTTGCAATGGCACAATTGTAGAACCGATTGCTGTATGATTAATCATGCCGCCTTGTGTTTTTAATTCTTTTGACCAACCAATATAACGATCACGAGGCGTCAAGTCAAGGAAGTCTGAAGAGATGCAAATAACACCAAGATACTTTTTTGTAATTTCATCACGAACAATAAAATTCAAATTACGGCCAATGTTTGAATTGTTCTTCATTGTAGAAGAGAATGTACGAATACAATTCCACAATTCAGGCAGGTCTTTTTCTTTATTGGTGTAAATCAATTCTGGTTGCAATTTCAAATAGTCATCAGGCGACTCTGGAATCCAAAAGTTTCGTTTGACTTCATCAATGGCTCGGCGTTGTTCTTCATCTTGCAGAACACATTTCTCGCCTTCCCACAAATCATTTACAACAACTGATGGATATCGTTCTTGCACTTCACACCACTTCTGATACAAAGTGTATTCTTTCACATCCATTTGTGAAACATAGGTCAACTCTTTGATGACACGCTCACGAAGTTTATCGGTATTAATTTGCTTGTACTCTTGGCCAGCATCAAGCCATTTCTTCCATTGTGTTTCAACATCATCCTTTGGATCAAACGAATAGGACATTATTTCTCACTCTCTTCAAAAAGTAAAACTTGGTTTATTCTCCAATTTTTAACATAATCATTATGGTTTGCAATGAATCCGCCATGAAATTTTTTACCAGAAAAAACAACAAGTCTATTTGGTTTAGCCAAGATTATATTTTTATCCAAATTTGAAACATCATACAATAAATTTTCACTCTCATTAATTTTCAAATTAGTTAAATTTGGATAAATGGCGGTGCCGCCAGAACTTATTTTATCAAAATAAATTATACAATTATATTTCCAATCTTTGTGAGGATAATGTTGTAAATTTGAATTTACATCAGTTCTAATATTTTTATAAAAATTAAATTCTAAAATATCGTTAACTAATTTTAACTCACAATTATCTTTAAAATTTTTTCTTATTAACTGTTTTATATGATCTAAAAAAGAATCAGTCTTTTCTAAATCAACAAAATTTGTGTTAATAGTTGGCCTACAATCATAATATTCTACAAAATTTTTTCCACTTTCAGACCATTTCCATCTAGGTAGTGGTAAATGACTTACTATTTTATAAAAAAAATCAAAGTTTTTGTACCAATTATCTACAATCAATATTTCAGCGTTCTCGAAATATTCAACACTATAGTTTGAATTTATTTCCAATAACTCCTCAGGTACGAATGGAATATTCACTTTTTCTTTCTGATTGCGGTTTTGATTCTTTTCTGTTGTTTAATTTTTGCCATTTGCAATGCAACTGGACCAACATGACTGGTAAATTTAATACCATTCATGTGATCAAGTTCATGCAAATAACAACGAGCAGTTAGACCTTCAAGGCGAGTTTGAACTGTTTCACCAAGTTCATTGGTGTATTCAACATCAACCCATTTAGGTCTTTCAATCTTACAATAGAGAGCGGGGAAAGAGAGGCAACCTTCATCTGCTTTTTGCATTTCATCCGATTGTGCAATAACTTTCGGGTTAATACAAACCATACTGAAGTTTTCATACCCAATAATAAAGATTCGTGCAATAACGCCACATTGATTTGCCGAAAGACCTATGCCGCCAAATTTCTCCATGGTCATCTTCATCTGTTTCACCAATGTGTTAACGCCTTCATTTGGCAAAGCACCGGTATATTCTGGCATCTTTTGAGCAAGCAAAGGAAAATGTTCGCCGTAAAGTGTAAGCGGTTGCAATACTTTTGGTTTAGCCAAACTTTCGGCTGTGTTTATAACTAAAACATCATCCCTCATTTTTTCACCTTTGAGAAATTCTTTTCTTTTACGAATCGTATAACATTAGCAAATTTATCTTGTAGTACATCACCTTTATGCGATATGACAAACAAATTTACACCCTCCAACATATGTAGGATATTCATCAAATACTCTGTGCCATTAGCATCAAGGCTCGAATCAAAGGTTTCATCAAGAATCAACAGGTTGGTATTTGCAGAATTCTTCAACTTAGCAACAGCACGCCAAGTCAACATCAATGCCATATCAATTCGTTGTTTTTCGCCTTCAGAAAAATTATTGTATGAAAATTCATCACGATGGCGAGACTTGATTGTTTCTTTGAACGATTCATCAAGATTAAAATTAACAAAGAAATCCAAAGACGCTAAATACTTGTTGACCAATTTGTTGATGATAGGCAGATATTGTTTAACAATTTTGGTTTTGATACCGGTGTCTTTCAACAAGTTTGAGGCAACTTCTAGATATGACTTTTCTTGTATTAATCCTTGCAAGTCTGCTTGCAGTTGAGACAGAGAATCCTGTAATACTTTTAGGGATTGTTCTTCTCTGTCTGTCACTTCTTTAGAGTTTTTCAATTCATCAATCAACTTCCGCAAACGAGCAATCAGTTTATTTGTTTCGGTGATTGTTGCGTTGTGTGTGGCAATTTCAACCTGCTTAGTGTTAATAAGAGTTTGTTTTTCGGTAATCTCATTCAACTTAAGTTGTTGTTCTACCACTTTTTGTTCTAGTTGAGATAGGCCATTCTCACATTCAACAACTTTTACATTAAGGCTGGCAAGTTCTTCATCTTTAAATGTAACATCAATAGTCTGTTTACATGTTGGACAATTATTATGCGTTTCAAAGAATCCAATGTCTTTTTTAAACTTGGACAAATTACTTTCAATTTGTGATTCAAGTTTTGTAATCTTTTTCAACTTACTTTCAACTTCAAGTTTGTTTGCAACAACTAACTGCAATTCAGTTGTTTCAGCAGTTAGAGTTGTGACATTGGCAAGCATCGTGACAATAGTTTGATTGTGTGTGTCAATCTCATTCTCATATTCAACTACTTTGTCCTGATTGTTCTGCTTCATTTCGTCAATATGCTTTTTCTGCATATCATACTTTTGTTGTGCAAGTTCTATTTCATGTTTCTTGTTTGCACTCACTTCTTTATTTGTAGACAATCGTTCTTTTACCAAAGAATTCATGGTAGAAAAGATTTGAATATCTAGCAAGTCTTCAATAATTGCTCGGCGATCTGATGCCGACAATTGCATGAATGGTGTAAATGAAGCTGAGCCAAGAATCACAATTTGTGTGAAAGACTTGTAATTTAGTTTCAATACAAACTTTTCTAAGAATTCTTGGTAGTCTTTAGATGCGGCATCTTGATTAAGTAGATTGCCATCGCAGTATATTTCAAAGATGTTTGGTTTAATACCACGAACAACTTTGTATGACTTATTGTTCGTATTGAATTCAACTTCAACCAAACAATCTTTTTGATTGATACTGTTCAACAGTTGTGGTTTGTTGATTGCTCGAAAAGCCTTACCGAATAAACCAAAACACAATGCGTCCAACAAAGTCGATTTGCCAGACCCATTTTCACCAACAATCAAAGTATTGGTATTTGTTTGTAGATTTATTTCAGTAAAATAGTTACCAGTGGAAAGTAGATTTTTCCACCTCACTTTTTTGAACAATAGCATTAATCAGCAACTTCCGTGTTTAGAGCCTCAACATAGAGTTCTCGCATCATTTTTTTCAACTTATCATTTTCAACATCAAGCGTAAGTGCGTCAATATACTTAGACAAGATGGTCATAGTGTCTTCAGCTTGGTCAATGATATCATCATCAATTGTAGTGTCGGTAAAATCTTCGACAATTGAAATATCAGAACAACCAGATTTGTACAAGTTATCAATCACATGGTCAAACAAATATGGATTCTGTTTGTTGACCACAACCACTTTAACATAAGTTTCTTTCAAAGAATTGAAATCATATTTCTTCCAATGTTCAAAGTCCGTTTCACTATCATTGTAAAAAACTTTGTTGAACATTGTAATTGGATTTTTTACGAATTCAAGTTCTCTAGTTTCGGTATCAAAAATATGAAACCCTTTTGGATCAGAATAGTCTGCCCATGTCATTTCATAAGGCGTACCAACATAAGTGATATTGCCGTCAGAAGACTTATGGTGAAAATGGCCAGACAAAACTACATCATAACGCTTTAATTCTTTTTTGTCAATACCAACTTCACATACATTGCCACGATCCATTTCGAAACCAGAAATTTCAAAATGCCCAAAACAAACTTCAGACCTTGATGTTTTTATCTTATCGAAAATTTCTTTTTCGTTTTCGTCACAAATCCAAGGCACAATATCAATATCAAGTCCATCAATATTGATTGTGGCAAAATTTTGATACACTTTCACATTGTCATAGTCTTTAATCACCAAAGACGGTGAATTCACATCAAGTGTGTTCTTGAAGGCAACATCGTGATTGCCAATCAATGTATGAACTGTAATATTATCTTCTTTACAGATATCAAAGAAGTATCTGCGTGACAGATAAAGCGAATTAAAGTTGATAAACTTTCGCCGGTCAAACAAGTCTCCCATCTGAACGATGGTATCAATCTTGTTTTCTTTCAAATACGGAAAGAAAATTTCGTTGTAGAATCTTTTGAAATACTTATGAAAATCTAATGAATCGCCACGAGCACCAAAATGTGTGTCACCCAAAATACATATTTTCATAGTTGTTTTTTCAACGATTCAATCTCATCTTTCAGTTTAAGTTTTTTCTTTTTCAAATCAATAATCATTGATTGATTTCCGTGTGTACTTTCAACACGAATAATTTCTTTGTCCATCAAATCATGTCTTTCTTGTAAGACACGGATTCTGTCTTGAATTTCTTCAGTGTTCGTCATCGATTTCTGCTCCTAGGTCTTTAAGTGCTTTAAGTTGACTGTTTTTCTTTTTGTTCTTTTTATTTTCTTCAAATGTTTGAATAAACTCGGAAATGTTATCGTAAAGTTGGAACTGCCTCATGTTGCCATCAGAGTCTTCAAACATTTCAAATTCATCCAAAATACCAAACTGTTCTGTTGCCTTGTATTTAACATACAACTGCTTTTTCTCTTTCATAATTCTACGGAGAAAAGCATAGTAAATAATCTGTGTGAAATAGGCAAAAGGATTCTTTGACTTGACTGGATCAAAGTTTCTAAAGTACATCAAACAATTTTCAATGCCGTCAGATATCATTTCATCTCGGAAAGAGTATGAAACGAAATTAGGCTTGCGAGACAGATGGTCGGCGATCTTTAAGAAACACTCGCCTATGTAATTTGGAATAGGAGGATCCGGTTTCTTCTCAAGTGCCGCTTTGTCGCAAGCTTCTTTGTATTCGATTAACGCCTTCAAAAAGTCGGCGTTGTTGATGTAGTGGTTTGTTTTCTTTGTCATAGTTTTCACATTCTATAAGTTTATCGGTTATATGTCAATGGTTTGTAACACATTTGCCTAAGAGCTCTTGTTTTTGGGCCTTGACAAGTGTTACATT